GGCTGCTTCAGCATAATATGCACGCTTGGGGTCATCAGCGGATTGACCAAGCGCCGCTCCCAGACCTGCGCCAACGCCTGTTGTTCCGTGACCTCGGACACCACAACCTGCGCCTCGGTGATCAACGCATTCTCCTGTTTCTTCTTCGCCATATCTACGCCTCCCCATCAACGACCCAACCGGTCGCAGCCGGGTCCGCCCCTGTCAACTTCTTCCAGTCCGCTTCGCTCTTGCCCCGGAGCTTCGCAATCGCCTTGTCCATACCGGACAGCGCGACGTCTACCCTCGGCGCTCGCCCGCCGCCTTCCGTGTGCAGCGGTTCCTCGGCATCTTCGCCCGGGCCTTCTAGCCCCCGGGCCATGATCAACGCCGTCATGACCTGATCAGCATTCGCCTGTTGCTCCGATGTCAGGCTATTCAGCACCGCGTCGATGGCCGATTTCTTGGCATAGGGCCGGCCGTCTTTGTCCACGGCCTTATACGCCTTGTCGCGCAGCTGAGTGGCGAGGGCGGTCGCGCTTGTCACCCGGACCCCTGCGGTTTCCCGCGTCACCACGGCCCCGGCACGTTTGTCCATCCGCGCCATGACCTTTGCGGATCGGGCAATATCCGGCTCGCCGTTAACATCCATCAGCCCCAGATCCTGAGCCAGTTCGACCAACTCCGGATCCGGTCCTTCGTCCTTCGGCTTTTCGTTCTTCTTCCCCGCCCCCGCCAACAACGCCGGCAAATGCGGCAGCAAGGTCTTGTATTCATCCGCCAGCGGCTTCAGCTCCGCCAACGTCGCCTCGACCTCCTTCAGCTTCTTTGCGGTGGCCTTGCGCCTGCCACGCTCGGCATGCATGGCCGCCTTGAGATCGCCTTCTTTGGGTTCCTCGCCCTCCCCATCATCGTCGTCGTCGGGCATGGCCGCCAGCCGCGCCGCCGTTTCCTCGGCTGTTTCCTTCGTCACATCATCTGCATCTGCCATCACTACCCCTCCTCGTCGAAAAAGGCCAACAGCTCGTCGGCCGTAAGCACGATAAACGCCTCGCCGTCAAACACCACATCCTGCCCGGCGACGGTCGAAAACAACACCGGCACGCCGACAAGCTCCTGCGGGTCAGCAAACCCAGGGTGAGAAAATCCCACCCCGACCCCCACGATCACCCCGGTCGTAGGCGTCGCATCCACCCACGCATCGGGCGCGATCAACCCGGCCGGCAGCGCCGGGGCCTGCGGCACAATCGGCCGGACTAATACCCTATCCCCCAATACCCTTAGTTGCATTGACCCCCTCCTGTTCGATCTGCATCAAGATCTCCCGTGGCAACGCCAGCAGTTGATCCACCGCCTGACAGGCATTCAGCCTCGCTGCGGTCAGACTCCCCAACGTCGCCATGTCCGTGTTCTCCCGTGCCAGGGTCAGCAGGTCCTGCAACACCCGCTCGGCCCCGTGCGTACTCGCCGCAAAGCCCGTGAAGAACCGCCAGCCGTCACTGTCCAGCAGCGCCGCAAACGCTTCGCGCAGCTCATTCGATGGTATTTTTTGATCGCTACTCATTTCCGCCCATCATACCTTTCTGCCCAGGGGGAAGCAACGGCTTCGCGGGTTTTCCCGCGGGTTTCTTCGCACCTGTCACTCCCATTTTCGCCGTCAGCCCATTCGGTCCGGCTTGGCCTTGGGGCGGTCCGCCCGGTCCTCCCATCCCTCCCTGCATCGCCATCGTCTGCTGGGCCTTCTGCGTCGCCCGTTCAATCGCCTGTTCAATCGCCTCGCGGTTCTCCCATCTGAACACCCGCACGGCCTGAAACAGAATCTCCTTGCCCAGCTCTGGGTCCTGGAACATCATCCCGAATGTCGGCACGGCTTGGCTGAACTGGGTCATGGCGGTCAGAAATGCCACAAAGTCATTCCGCATGACGCCCATATCTGCTGTCTCCACCGACCCCCGGGGCTTCCCTCTAAACGCCCCTTCCATCATTTCCGCCGTGACAAACTCCGGGACCTCCAACCCCTTGGACTCCAAGCTCGCCATCAAGTCCAACGGCAACGGCTCCTGCCGCTCCCGCAAGGTCCGCTTCCAAATCTCATGCCGGATCTGAAACAGATCCTCCATGGACTCCTGTAAGTGATGCACGACTTCGTCGATACGAATCAAGCTCTCGCCCATGACGGTCTTGACTTCGCCCAGCGTGCGGTTTTCGGACGGATGACTACCCGCCGCCGTATCCACCATGCCCGCGACCCGCTCGCTTGCTGCGAGAATCGACTGCTCCCGATGGACCACGGAGCTGGGCAAATCCGGAATCTGCATGGCCTGGACTTCGTTCATGTCCCGGACCGGAATCACCGCCCGGGGGCTCCACGGCACCGCCTGCGGATTCCACAGACTCCCCACCAACCGCTTCATCGGCGCGTTGATGACCATATTCACCCGGTCGGCGATCATATTTCGCCACGCCGTATGTTCGTCAATCACCGTGTCCAGCTTATGGCCGATCAACGAATAGCCGTACAAGAACTGCGGGCGGGGAAACGGGATGAAAAACAAATACCGCGCCTGCCCGAGATCATCGCGCTGCAACCTCAGCAACACCCGCTTGTCTTTGTGAAACGTCGCGACGTACCACTCTTGAATCCCGTCGTGATCCAAATCATCCAGAAACGTCAGTTCCCAAATCTCCTTCTCGGCCGTCGGTCCGGACTGCGCCGCCAGCCCCTGGCCTTCCTTCAGCATCTCGGGACTCTGCTCGCGCTCGTCTTCCTCCCCCAACGCGTCCACGTTGCTATACACCCCCAGCAACGCCAGCCCGTGCAAGTCCGGCAATTTCTTCCACACCCGCTTGGCATAACCCCATACATCCTTGCGATCCTTCGCATGCCCGGGCATGATGAAGAAATCCCGCAGATTCAACACGCGATACTGCGGCCCGCCCCGGGTCTTCAGCATGCGGTCCAGAATCACCAGTGTCGTCAGCGATTCCTCCGTGCCCTCCGGCGCCTCCACCGGCGATCCCTGCTCATTCAGCATCGGGACCTTTTCGCCCTCCTCGTCGCCCACCGGAATCCCGGCATCATTCACCTCAGCCATCGCCCGCAGCCGCTGCCGCTGCTTGCGCAGCACCGGACGTTCGCTGACCTCCAGGACCCCCGTGCCCTCGATCAAGCCCAAATGCACGACCCGGGACAGATATCCCTGCAGCCGTTCTTCCTCCGCCTTCCACTGATGAAACTTCTCCACGACCTGGATGTCGCTGGCGCTTTTCCCCCAGGCGCTGACGATCCAAATCGGTTCGGCAAAAATCGTCTTGACCACTCGGGACCGAAACGCATCGACCTTCTCGGTCCCAATCCAACTGGTCAGATTGGCCGCGCCGGGCCACGGGGTCGTCTTGCTGATATTCTTATCCCCGCCTTCATACGTATGATGCCATTGGTCGATCAACCCATCGGAGCCCACGATGGATTCCCGGGCCATGATCGCCTCGTCGATCTCATACGCCAGCCGGGTGACCAGCGCGGTCTGCTCGGCTTCGGTCAGTTCGACTTCAAACGGGTCACGGGCCTTTTTACGCCTGGGCATTGCGCCCTCCTTGGATCAACACGAAAAACTTACCCTCCGGCACAGAGGCCAGCGGACGCTTGGGCGTACCGCCGGCGTCTGCCTGCGCCACGTCCTTGGGATTCAAATAACATGCCCTCGCGCTAATATCCTGCCCGGCCGGTAAGCCTTGCTCGCTGGTGTCGCTCATGTATCTCGTCCTCGTCAAATTCTTCCTGTGGCATGACCGCCGTCAGTCGGTCCTGGGCGGGGAGCAGAAACGCCAGCACCGCGTACTCTAGTGTATTCTGAAGGTTGTCATAATAGCCATCCTTCAATGGCACCCGCTTGCCGCGGACCAGTTTCTCCGGATACACATACCCGGCCATGAAGCCGTCGGCGAAAATCCTGCAGCTGGTGTCCACGGTAATCGCCGGGCCGTCCGGGGTCAGGCGCAGAAACAACCTCGCGATATGATCGACCGCATATTCCCGCACCTCGGGCCGGTTCGCACTCGGGACAATCGTCGCGTAAATCCCGTTCTCCTGCAGAATCGTCACCGCCGTCTTCTTGGTCGCGTGGCTGGTCGGATTGGCCCCGCTCGGATCACAGGTAATCCACACACTCTGCCCGGGAACCACATACTTCGCCTGCTGCGCCAGGACCATCGGGATAAAGTCTTCCAGATATTGATCCGCGCCCTGCAGTTCTCCCAGAATCTTCCATTGTCCCGTGGCCGTAATCTGATGCCAGCTCACCGCCGGGTGGTGGAAGGCAAAATCATAGCTCGCCAGGATCGGCATCGTGGGATCCGGCCGGACATCCCCCATATGAATCGCACTCTTGAACACCCGGCCATACACCGGCTTGCCCAGAGTCGTTACACCCCGCTTGCCCAGCAGCAATCTCCGGTGCATCGGGTGCGTGGGTGGATACGCCTCCTCCAGCGCCTTGATGTAATCCTCCCCGAGATTCTCCCGATTGTCATACGTCGAGAAATGAATATACTCGTGGTTCGCTTTGCTGTTGTCCTCCGGGAATTCCTTACTAATCCAATGGTCATGCTCCGGCGGATTCGGCAGCAGGATAATCTGCTGCGGATACCCCTTCTGACTCAACCGGCCTTTCAGATACTCATACACGTCCTGCGGGACTTCCTCCGGCTGGTCGATGATAATAAAGGCGAGCGTCAACCCTGCCGTCTTCGCATACCGACTCGATTCGTCGCTCGACTTCAGCGCCCGGACATACAGCCGCGATCCGTTCGCCAACTCTACATACTCCTCATCCGCATGCCACGCCTTGACTTCCTTCAGCAACTCCGGCGGGCACAGCTCCCAGAACCTCGGTTTCAGCTGCGCGTCCAGGGCATCGCCGGTCCATCTGCACAACATGCCGTGTATCCCGGGATACGTCTGGCACAGCCCAATCCCCTTCCACACCCCCACCGTCGTCTTGCCTGATCTAATCGCCCCCTCGATGTCCAGATACCTCGCATTGCTCTGCAACGCCCGGCCCTGTGGCCGGCTCCACGTCATCCGGATCTCCCTGACATTACTCTCCGTCATCAGCCTTCACCACCTGCGCCTCAATCGCCTCCCCGGCGAATTGATGAATAATCTTCACCACACTCGCCTTCCGAATCTCCACCCGTTCCTTCGGCTTGCCGTAGGCATAATTCCACACCATCTGCACCAGGGCCGGATGCAACGTCATGTTCCGCATCCGCGCCTGCATCTCCTCCAGGAACAACGCGTCCTCGACCAGATACCGGCACACCTGCGCAATGTCCTTCTTCGACAGCTTCTGCAGCTTCGCCCCGTCAGACCGGGGTGTCGTGATCATCTCGCGCTTCAGGCTTTCCTGTGCCATTCTGCTCACCTGCTTTCCCGCCCGTCCAGTACTCCGGCAACCCCGGCCAGATTCTCAGATACAACACTTTAGGTGCGTAGCCCACGGCTCTCGCCAACCGATACCCCGGTGGCTTTCTCCCCTGCAAGACATCGGCCAGGAAACTCCGGCTCACCCCCATGTTCTTCGCCGCCTTGCGCACGCTGCCCTCGGCTCTCACCCGGCTCTCCAGCAACCGCTGCACGAACAACACCGTCCGCAATTCCCGCGCCTGCTTGGTACTCAGCGCCTTGAGGGCAAAGGTCACGCGAGGCTCGTATTGCTTGGCCCGCGGTACCGTCCTGCCGCCAATCGCCAGCTTCCGCTTCCTCTCGGCCCGTACCTCGTACACCGTCGTCCCGACCGGCTTCACGATTTCTTCGCCTGCCATGTGGTCCAGTCTAGGTTACATGCCCTGAGCTGTCAACTTCTCTGGGCCAACTCCCCGGCCACCAAGACTATACCGGTCTACATGGGCCCAAAATTTTTTACGCGTAACCTCCTCTCCCCCCATACCCCCGATGCGGAGGAACAGGGGGGATCGACTAGGGGGGGTTCTTTCGCCTTGCATTCACCTTACCCCCAGGATCGTGTAAGTTTGGGGTGTAAAACTTACTCGATCGGTAAGAATTACATGGTAGGGCGTTTGCCCTAAGTCCTTTGTTCCCAACGAGTTAGGGCATATGACCCTGGCGGCACGGGCCTTGCAGTGTAAGGCGGCGGGACCGGCCGACTTGCCTGTTCCCTTACGACCGTTGTTTGACAACCGAATACGGGAGATCACATGAGAGATAGCACGCGATTGTGGCTGTCTTTAGCCTATGTGTTGTGGGCAGCATGGGCCTATTAACTAAGTCCCAAACGGGAGTAGACGATAATGACAAGCAGACTGACAAACCTCGTTTCTCGGGCCTATCTGAACGCCAAGACTGACCCCCCTGCAATCGGCCTAGACGCCGCTGCAGTGTCAATCGAGGCGGCAGTGGATCTGGCAGGCGAGAAGATCGGCGAGAACGCCAAGAAGATCTACGCCGAGTTGATCGCTCTGGCGCTGGAATCGGTGGCAGACGGCTACGCGCCTATGGTGTTTCACAATTTCCCACTCGCTTCGAGAGTGACGAAATTGCACCTGATCGCCGAGGATTCGACCCCCTACAAGGCGATGACGGAGCTTGAGGCTCTGGGAATCGTCAGTGAGATCAGAGTCAAGGGTCGGGTAGCGTGGATTCCCACGGCACTGGAGCGGGAACGCAAGGGCAAGCAGACGACAGCGACAGCGGAACCGTCCAAGCTCGCCGAGTTCATTCTCGGCGGCCAGACGGAGCAGGCGAAACCGGTACGGAAACCGAAGCTCGTCGGCAAGAAACTCGCGGATCTGGCCGAACTGAAGTAGCAATACAGGGATCGGGGGGGTCGCCCCCCGGTCCCCTTTTTCAGCCCCTTGGGTTGCGCTATGCGGATCTTAACCGTGGCTGGGAACGGTTGAGTGGAGTACGCGTGATCGAGGGGCTGAATGAGGGGATGAGAGATAGGAGAATGGTCATGAGCCTGCGTGATGAACTGTTCGCCGCGTTGGATGTGGAGAACCTCCCGCCGAAGGCCGATAAGCCCAAGGTGAGGTTTGTGATCACCGCAGACGGGTTGGCCGTGTTTCCGTGTGTCAAATGCGGGGTGACACGCAAGACCGGGTATTGCACGTGGATTGTGTCGTGGCGGCCGATGGTGGAAGAAGTCTTGGAGCACGACGGGACGGTCACCCGCAAGCCGGTAACGCGGATCGATCCTGAGACAGGCGA